ATGGGTTAAAGGTTGGGATTGTAGCGGCTGGTGGTTTGGGGGTTCTAACGGCGGCGGCTGTTGCATTAACGGCTAAATTCTTGCTAGCTGTTGCTGCTGTTTGGGGTCTTGTGAAAGCAATCAAATGGCTTGTTGACAAGATAAAGGGTGTTGACACACCTATGGAGAAATTTGAACAAGGAATCCGAAAAGGAACAGTTTCAGCAGAAGACGCAAAATGGAAAGTAAAAGAGTTGACAGCCGAGTATAAAGAGCTAGAAAAGCAACTGGAAAGATTAGGTGATTCAAGAGGTGAAAAGAAGTTGGCGGGAAGACTAAAGTCACAGATAGAAGGCAAGAAAGGAGAAATAGCAGGGATAGAAAAGGCTGTTAAAGGAGAAAAAGATATAAAAACATGGGAAGAAACAACGGGCAAGCAATGGGAAACCTACGAAGTTGAAGGGGTTGGCACGTTTAACCGCTTAACGGGAGCGTATGTAGGAATGACGGCAAAGATGAAGCAAGCGGCAGAAGATTTATCTGCAACAGAATCAGCCGCCGCTAAGAAAAGAGAAGAGAATACAAAAAACTGGGAAGAAACCTTGTTACAAGTAAAAACAACAATTGCTGATGGTTTGCATGGGGCAATTATGGGTTTAATAGATGGAACTAAATCTCTTGGCGAGTCTCTTGCTGGAGTCGCTAAACAGCTTGCAAGTATGTTTTTGAAGAAAGCGATTTTCTCAGCGTTTGGTCTTCCTATGGCTGAAGGTGGCTATGCCTCTGGAGGATTTAAAGCATTTGCCTCTGGTGGGATGGTTACAAAACCCACAATGGGACTCGTGGGAGAAGCAGGTGAGGATGAGTACGTCATTCCAGCCTCTAAGATGGCTCAGTCAATGCAACGGTATTCAGCAGGGGTTAGGGGTGATGCAGTAATTCCTGGTACTGGTCAATCTTCAGGAGGAGCATCTGGCTCGTCAACCACTGTTAATTACTCTGGACCAATATTGAACTTTAACTCTGAAGAATTTGTTCCTAAATCTGCTATTGGTCAAATTATCAATTCAGCAGCATCTAAAGGTGCAGCAGCAGGAGAAGCTAGAACAATGTCTACTCTGCGAAATAGCAGAAGCTCTAGATCAAGGATTGGAATGTAATGACTGTTGTTGCTTTAACTGCTTTTATCACTGTTAAAAACTCTAATGGTGATGTCCAACATACATTCCAAAACGGCAAACATGAAGGTGTAGACGGGCATGACTTCTTGTCTTTTATATATCAAGGAGCTGCAATGAATCGCTCTGGCGATAACTTAGAAGCTTCAATTATCCTTGCTAATAATCCATTAAGCATGAGTTATGTTAAAGATTTTGTGACGAATAAATATCAGATATTAGTTGAAACATTCTTAATGACTTCCAATTTTAACAAAGATACTGCTGCAAAAAATAGAGGTAAATTAACAGGTGAGCAATGGTTAGCTGCTGGCATGAGATACGATCCACAGTCTATTGAGTTGTTGTTAAGTTCTGCTATAGATGCTGTTGGTGCAAACGCTCCGCAACAGATACTGACCAAGAAAAGGTGTGCTCATCTTCCTTTGACTGGACAGATTCAAAATCTTTGAAGCCTTACGAATTAATCGGTCTTCCTTATCGTTTAGGTGCTGATCCTTTAAAACATAATGCTGGTGATTGTTTGTCTTTGGTTCGTACAGTATTAGCTAATTATGGTTTTACTGTTCCTAAAGGAAAGCGTGATTGGTATCGAAGATTAAAGAAAAAAGACTACAGTATCTTTTTTGAAGAATTAAATAGGTGGGGAGTTGAATCACCCCCTAAACTAGGAACAATTGGCTTATGCAAATCAGATGATGGTTATGGCATGGCTGCTTATTACGAGGACGGATGGCTGAGTTACCGAAGGACATTAGAAGACCAGGTGGTGATATGGTCCCCGCTAGAAGCCCTTTCACTCGCAGGGTGCTACTTCCAACGGAAGCAGATATGTGTAATGCCCTTGGAATAACTGAGGAAGAATATTGGCAATTTGTTGAACAGCTAGAAGCAAAAACAAAAGAACGACCAGAAGCTTATGACTTGATTCCTGATATTCGTTGTGATCCTATCACCACTTTTATTGCTGCTAATATTGTCACCATAGGAATTGCTGCTGGTGCTGCTTTTGTATCCTATTTATTAACGCCAAAACCTCCTAGTCAAAAACAAGGGCAAGCTGTAAGAACAGAAGATATAGCAGGATCTAAAAGGTTTGCTCCACAAAATAGTTTTAGTAGTGTTCAAGAATTAGCAGTTTTAGGAGATTTAATTCCTCTTCTTTTTACTAAATATCAAGAAATTGATAGAGGGCTAGGCCCGATAGCGTATGGAGGGATAAGAGTTTCATCTCAAATATTGTGGTCACAACTTCTTAGTTATGGTCGTTATCAGCGACTAAAAATTCTTGCTTTATTTTCGTTGGGTGAATTAGGGGTAAAAGGAGATGGACCTGATTTTGAAGGTTACGCAATCGGTGATTTATTAATTTCTAATTATCACTCTGAAAAAATATACAAAGTTCGTACAATTGACGGACATTATTTACCTGGAAGTGAAACAAGTATTCCTTTTTTATCAGGGGAAGATAAGAACGAAAATGTTTTTACAGACGATGTTTTTAAGATTGACGATGGAACTGGGTATTTTGAACAATATTTTTGTGGGACAAGAAACCCTACAACACAATCTGCTTTTGGTTTAAGTTCACCAATGCCAAACTGCACATGGTTTGGTCTTCCTTATGAATTAATTCGTTGGGGTGATATTAACAAAAATACTAGAGCTGGTATTAGAATACAAGTTCGTAAACGAGTAAAAAACTTAGGCTTGTGGCCTATGAGGGCTGGTTTTCTTGATGGTGGAACTGATAATCAAAAACTAGCTTTAGATGAAGTACCTGTTGGGACTGAATTAACTTATCAAGTCGTAGGTGGAATTGATAATAACCAAACAAGAGCAGATGACACGCTTGCTTTTCAGAAAAATGATACAAGGCATATTGGCCGTCATGGTGTTGAAGATGTTAATGCTATTAGCATCTCAGTAAGGGAAGCAACTGACGGGTTTATTTCAGAAGGCGAGCAGTACATGGCTGGAACGGCCTTAGTTACGTGCATAATGGGAGGTGACAGCCGAGAATATCCTGGTGCTCCTTGGGAAGGGCATAAATCAAAAACAAGACAATACACTTTTAGAGTTATACAAAAAGGGCATTATCATTGTCTTTCGCAGCCAAATTTATCTACGCATTGTTTAAACCCTGAATGGAATACAAGTGGTAACCATTGGTACGTTCCTAATAGTAACCCTAACGAGTTTTATTACGAGCAAAATAAAAATCAAATCTTTCCTCCACATTCACGATATGCCTTACAGAAAACAACAATAGGTAGTGTTTCTGACAACAGAAATTGCGATATAACAGAAATTGGCTTGAAGTCAAAAGTTTTCAAACAGATGCAGTTTGCGAATGTAAATAGTAAACCTGCCGAAGGAGATATTGTTAGTGCAATTGACAATGCAAGTCCTATATCATTAGGACAAGTTCAAACTTATTTAAACAGAATAAGTTTCTTTAAACTATTAGTAAGAAAAGCTGGATCAGATGAAGAATGGTCTGATAATCATTGGGTTAAACCTAATAATGTAAATAATCATTCGGGGTTGTTTTGTGTTAAAGGAAATACACCTGAATTTCAATATAACTATATAAGAGTTGAGCATCCCCTTGGTCAGTATGAGTATAGATTTTTCCCTTGGCCTGGTAATGACGTAATCAAAAGAGTTGAGAATGGAGAATATTTAAAGGCATGTTTGTTAAATGCAAACGGAGCGTCAGATCCAGACTCGGTAAAATCATTCACTTCAGGAAATCTTTATACGATTCGTTTTGCTGGTGTTTTAGAGTTTGGATTAACAAAACAATCTTTAAGTAATAAAGAGTGGAATTTAGGTAACCCAGGTGTTGCTGACACTATTACTTACGAATTAATAGGTGTAGGAACTAGCACGTATCAAGCACAATCAAGTTTTGGAGCTGGTGACATTAGGTCTGAAAGACAAAATACATTTATTTGGACTAAATTTTATGGACCACAAGCAGATAGTTATCCAACACCTTATACAGATACAGAAGATCATCATACATTAATCAAACATTTTGATATTCCTGGAGACCCAGCCCGTTGGTTCAATTTATACATAAACCGTTCAGACGTTACTCCTAATACTGAAGGCCGTGACGGACCAGAGTGGAGTGAAAAGATAGGAGTATTTAATGCTAAAGCTTTAGGTGCAACATCTCATCATGACGTAAGGTTTGAATATACAATTGCAGAAAGTGGTTTTAAAGGTTATTACGAACCAATATTAAATGACAGCCTTCCTGGTGCAGGTGGAAATGGACATCCAGGTGGTAAGACTGATTACTATTATGTAAGAAAAGTTGAAGAACAAATTCGGCGTGTCGACCCTATAGTTAGTAAAATTATAGAGACAAGTAATGTAGATGATGCTGGAAATGAAATTGCAAAAGGCAGTGGATTAACACTAAAAATAAATGTATGGGAAGACCCTGATCCTAATTATAACCCAGTAGGACGGGATGCTATTTATGCAGAATGGACTATAGAAAACAGAGGTGATGGAGAGTATCGACCAGGAGACAAGGTTCGTATTGCTGCTGTTAAGTACCCTGGTACGAATAATGTTGCTGTTCCAACTCAAATAGTTTCTCTTGATATTGATGAGGTTGCAACCAGAGGTGAGCTAGGAAATGATATTCCTTCTGAATTAAATCCTTATGATGTTGCGGCTGATTTTTGGAAATATCAAGGAGATAGATCAAGTCATTTGGATGGCCCTGAACATCAAATAACTTATGTAAATGAGATTGTAAAAACAACAGGAAGCCAAAGAGCAAATTATAAAGATTTAGCTTATGCAGGATTAAGGATTGACAGTTCAAAAGAGTGGACAAATTTTACTCAGTTTTCTGCTTATTTTAGAAAAGGAATAGAAGTAGTTAAAGCACCTTTTACTGGATCGTATAAAGAAGAGACAAATTTATTTCCTGAAATTGCTTACGCTTTATTGACAGATAAAAAAATAGGGGCAGGAAAGGTTATTCCAAAGGAGTCAGTAAACATTGTAGACATGGATATAGCTACAAAATTCTGTCAAGCTAATGAATTTTTCTGGGATGGAATGATTACAAATAGGGTAAATTTAAGAGATTTTATATTTGAACAAGGAACTTATTGTTTATTAGATTTTACGATTGTTGGAGGTCAATTTAGTCTTTACCCTAGTGTTCCCTTTAAAAAAGATGATCACACAATAGACCATAATGCTTTACCTGAAATAAAAGCAATGTTTACCGATGGGAATATCAAAGATCTACAAGTTAATTTCCTTGCCCCTGAAGACAGGCAAACATTTAAAGCAAATGTTTTATGGAGAAAAGAAAAGTTAAATGGTTTTGCGGAAACGAAATCTATTATTTACAGGCTTGTGGGTAGTGACCATGATGACGATCCAATTGAAACTTATGATTTCAGCGGTTTCTGTACTTCTCAAAATCACGCCGTAAATTACATCAAATATATCTTGAGTGTTAGAGAATATACAGATCATTCAATTAATTTTAAAACGGCTCCTCATTATGTAAACGGTCTAAAGCCAGGTGATTATATAAGGGTATTTTCAACAACAAATCATACAAGTCGATTTAATAATGGAGCAATTCTTGAAGATGGCACTGTTGTAAGTAAAGACACAATCACTGGTGAGCATCATATGTATTATTGGAATCCTTCATGGAAGGAAGATGAGCAAGAAGTAAGAGAAACTACAACTAAATTAAACTTTTCCAATTCAAACGCAGTCAAAGCATATGCTGGAACGTTGTTTACTATTAAAGAAACTGAGAAAACAGATCAATGTTATAAAGTTGAGAGTATTACGTTCGGAGAGGATGGCTTGATTGATCTTTCTGCTTCTTATGTCAAATTAACTGATGACGGTAAACTGGCTATATTACAGGGATGGTTTGATGATGGTTCTCGTTTCACTCTTGCCGAATAAACATGGGTACTCAAATTCAATTTCCTGATATTAAGCCTAGTGCTAGAAGTTTTACCCCTGGTGATTACCCAGAAACTACTTTTGAATCTTTAGATGGTACTAAAACTTATTTACGTTTTGGTAATCAGGCGATTAATGCAACCTTAAGTCTGTCTTTTTCAAACATAAATGATAGTGCTACAGCCAGTATCATTAATGCGTATTTTGACAGCAAGGCAGATCCTACGAATTTTATTAACTTGTCAGGCGAAAGTAAAGGAGCTTTGGCAGGTGTCAATTATTCCCCTATGGAAACGTCTTTATACGAGAGGATAGGAAAGTACAATTCAGCAGACCCTTTAAAATGGAGGTTTAGTAATCCTCCAACTGTTACAAGTACATTCGATGGATTGAGTAATGTTAGCTGTAGTTTTGTTGCTTGCTTGGATGCACCCATATAATAAGAACAACGTTTTAATTTAAGGTTGTGGGATTTTATTCTGGTCGTGATGGAGAACTGTATGTTGCTGATGTAAAAGCAGCAAAAGTTCAGTCGTGGTCTTTTTCTAGTTCAATGGCTGTACTAGAAACAACCTCACTAGGAGATACAGATAGAACTTTAAAAGCAGGGGTGAGAAGTTATTCAGGTAGTTGCCGTTTGTTTTATTACGTTGAGACTCCTGCCGCTAGTGCCACGTCTAATTTGAACTCAATACTTACAAATGCAGTGAAATCAGGAGGTACAGCAGGGGATGGTGAAAATGCTGCTTCACCTGAAATAGTGTTGAAGCTACGACTGAGCACAGGAGATTCAGATGTTCGAGACATTCAATTCTCTGTATTTATTACAGGCGTTTCAATGAGTACAGCAATAGGAGAAGTTGCTTCTGCTGATATTAGTTGGGAAGCTAATGGTGCTCCTTATGGAGAAGAAGCCACTAAGAAGCTAATTAACTAATGAGCGTTTACTTTGGACAATCTGGACAAATTGCCCTAAAAAGGGACACGTTAAGCAGTGGAATTAGAACCAAGCTAGATCCTTATGATGTCAGTGTAGACAGCAAAAGATTTAGTCTTGACCACAGCACTGGCTCGTTAATTACAGGCGATCAAGTTGTAATAGAGACTGCTGACGGTTCAAATCTTGAGCTTGTTAATGGTCATAGTTATCCAGATGGAAAATGGTTTATTAATATTGACCCTGTTGGTGGTATTCGTTTATATAACACTTTTGCCGATTCAATTGAAGGATTAACTTCAACAGCTTTAACCCTTGTTGCTCCAAGTGCTGCTAAAGATGTTGTATTAAAAACGAAGAATGACAACTTTAGGCATGTAGCGAAAATTAGAGATTTTGAGATGACAACGAGTAGAGAGCAGGTTGATTTAACAAATCTTGGAGATGAATTTAGAAATCAATATGAAGCGGGGTTAATCAGTGGTCAAGGCTCCATGAATTGTATCTGGGAGCATAGTTATGGCTCAGAAGATCGTGCAAATAATTATGGAGTTGATCCAGAATTTCCTTTTTATCTTGCTCAATTAATCGTTAGGACTCAACAGGGGTCAGACTTTGATGGGGTGTTCTATCTATATAGAGATTCTAATAACGCTAAAAATAATGTTTTTTATGAAGCTAATTGTATTATTACAAACGTTGCTGTAACTGTTGCTGCTGCTGAAGTTGTCGAGACAAGAATTGAATTTGTAACGAATGGAGTGGTTGGTTTAAAGATTGGTGATGCCCCTGGTGTCCTATTACAAGAAGACACAGATCGGATTCTTCAGGAAGATGATAGTCGCATAATGCTCGAACAGGTTTAAACTACTTGCAAAGGTGTTTCGTTAACTTGTAAATGGCTGATTTAAAGATAACTGCGTTACCCGCATTAGTTGAAGCGGGTGTCCAAGCTGTTGATGTTCTCGCACTTGCTGACCTGAGTGCAACCGAAACAAAAAAGATCACTGTCAAAGATCTTATTGCTGCGGGTGTTGCCTTAATTGATGATGGAGACATACCAGCAGCCAAGGTTGGAACGTTAGGGTCAAACCAAGTAGCAACAGCAGCAATTGTTGATAATGCAGTTACGAATGTCAAGCTTGCAAATTCAAGTATCTCTCTTGGCGGGGTCAGTATTTCACTTGGCGGAAATGATGGGACTCCTGCATTTTTGCTTACTGACGCAACTGGGTACTTAACAAGCAACTTAAGCGGAACGATTTCAAATAGCCAATTAGCTGGAAGTATTGCAGGAACAAAGTTATTAGATACAACAATTACTTATGCAAAATTAAATCTTAGTGATGGGGATATTCCTGGTGCAAAAATAGCAACAGGTGGAATAACTGCAACTCAATTAGCCGCCAATTCCGTAACTGCTTCTGAGCTTGCTGATGATGCTGTTGATACTGCTGCAATAGCTGATGGAGCTGTTGTTGCTGCGAGTATTGCCACAGATACAATTACTGCTAATCAAATTGCTGCCAATGCGATTGGAGCTTCAGAACTGGCAGATAATTCTGTAGATGCAGGTGCTATTGCTGCTGATGCCGTAACGACAGTAAAAATATTAAACGCAAATGTAACGGCTGCGAAATTAGCGGCAGATTTACCTGGAACGATTCTTGCTACAGGAGCAATTGGTTCAACTCAACTTGCTGCAAATTCTGTAACTGCTTCTGAATTAGCAGACAACGCTGTGGATAGTGGAGCCATAGCAGCGTCAGCCGTAGTTGATGCAAAAATTGCTAGTGGAATTGGTGGAGCAAAAATAACTGATGGAACAATTACAGCAGCGAAATTAGCAACAGCAAATATTGATAGATCGCTAAATGTAGCTTCAGGAAATCTTGGAATTAATAACACAGTTGTAGCCGCTACTCGTTCTGGGATCACGTATAACGCCCAAGGACTTATAACTGGAACCGTTGCTCTTGCTGCTTCTGATCTTCCTTTAGCAACTACATCTGCTGTTGGTGGTGTTTCGGTTGGTACTGGTTTAGCTGTCACTGGAGCTGGTGCGTTATCTCTTTCTAATAGCGTTACTGCTGCAACAATTTCTGGGATAACTTATAACGCTCAAGGCCAAATTACTGCAACAACAGGTTTAGTTGCTGGTGATCTTCCTGCTGCAACGACCTCTGCTAAAGGTGCTGTTTTAATCACCTCTGGTGGAGGAATTTCTGTTGATGGCTCAGGTGCTATTTCAACTTCAACGAGTGGAATAACTGCTGGTACTTATACAAAAGTAACTATCAATAACAAAGGCGTTGCGACTGCTGGAACTTCTTTAGTTGCGGGAGATATTCCTAACCTTGCAGCGACAAAAATAACTTCAGGAACATTTGATGTAGGCCGTTTTGGAACGAATACAATATTAGGATCTAAATTTGCAGATTCATCTGTTTGTCAATTCACTGGTGCTCAGTCAACTTCTGGAGTTGTTACTTTCCCAACCGCAGAATTTAAAGGTCAATTCTTCTATGACCTAACGAATGATGACCTCTATGTGTATGACGGATCAGCTTTCCAGCCAGTAACAATTACTTCTGGTGAGATTATTTATGCAGGTAACTATAGAGCTGATACCAATAAAATTACATCTTTAACAGCAGCAGGGACCGCACAAGGATTCACTCAAAACGCTGCACTCCAAGCTGCTTCAGCCGCTAACAATCGTTATTACTTTGTATGTGATAAGTCAGGAACAGGAACTTCACCAGCTCCAACGGTAACAATCAACCCACCTGACATGATCCTAAG